ATAAAGCAAGCGTCATCAAAAGACGTAAGCAAAACAAACTTCTTCTAGTAGAATATAAAGGTGGTAAGTGTGAACGATGTGGATACGATAAATGCATTGCTGCTTTAGAGTTTCACCATCTTGATCCCACTACTAAGGAATCTAAAAACCTTGGAACCACTGCTGCCATAGAAAAACAAAAGGCAGAAGCAGATAAATGTATTCTTGTATGTGCTAACTGTCATCGAGAAATACATGAAGAACAACGTAATGGGGTGTAGCTCAGCGGTAGTAGCGGGATGCTGTTAACATCTAGGTCGCAGGTTCGATCCCTGCCGCCCCAGTTGATAGGGTTGGAAATGTCCGATTCTATCATAAGAGTCGGGATCATCATATCCGACTCACTAAATCCTAAGTTTACTTAGGTCGGGGACTTGATCCCCCCCGTTCGTTGCGGAGAGTGTCTTCCGCGAGTGGTGGGCACTCACTACTCATTTGGGCGATTGGCGCAGCGGTAGCGCAGCTGCTTTACACGCAGACGGTCATTGGTTCGAATCCGATATTGCCCACTTGCATAAATATTCTAAAAAGAGTAGAATGGAAAAACTTTATAAGTTAATTTCTGATGCTCAGGCAACACTTTTTATGCTATTCCAAAAAACTTGGGTATATCATTGGAATGTAGTTGGATCGGAGTTTTATCAGTTTCATAAAGTATTTGGAAAACAATACGAAGAAATGTTTGAGGAGATTGATCGTCTCACCGAACATATGAGATATTTAAATATCAAACCAGTAAGTACTCTCACAAGAATTACCGAAGTATCTCACATCTTAGAGGCAAATAATTCTCTTGATGATATGGGAATGGTTAGAGATCTTCTTGCCGATAATGAAACTCTAGTTAGTTTACTTTCAAAAGTTGCTGAAGAGGCAGACGAGCAAGGATCAAGAGGAACAACAAATCTTGTAGAAGATTTGATTGAATCTCACGGAAAAAATGTATGGATGTTAAGATCATTTTTACAATGAACAGGACAAAGAACAATGATTATCGTAAGATGTAGAGATTGCAATAAAGAAATTGCAAGCACAAATAAAATTCAAGTCTGTGGTTGTCCAAATATGATGACTGTGAGAGGTGATAACGTGTCTGCAGTTGACTTAAGTAGAGTTATTATGGTAAACTCTACTCAGAAAGAACAAAAAAACTTTCTGACATCACAAGATATTGCTTGGCAAGAGGCAAGACGCCAACGCAAAGTAAAGCGTTTGGACTTTGAAATCCGTTGAGGACTTATTGGAAAGGTGGTCGAGTGGTTGAAGGCTCTAGTCTTGAAAACTAGCGATGTGAAAGCATCCGTGGGTTCGAATCCCACCCTTTCCGTTTAAATGGTTACGAACTTAACAATTTCTTTAACAGTGTTACGAACTAAACACAATTATTGATGTTTGAAGTTGTGCAATTAGTATATAATAGTAATATGCGCAAAACCCATGGATCAGCATACTTATGAGAACTGGGTGAAAATTAAAGCAACTTTTGAATCTTCTGGTAATACTGACAATATGTTCTATAAAAGAGCAGTTGAAATTGTTAAAACACGAAGAGATCCTCTTGCAAAATATCTTGGAGATGAGAAATGATGCACGAACAAGATGAATTCATAAGCCGTTCTGAAGTTCAGGAGATGATCGATGCTGCAATACGACGACACAACCGTAATGCTTCTATCATTAGTATGTGCGTCGGTTGGGTGGTTCTTTCTTTATTTGCTGAGGGACTTCTAAGACTCGTTGGGGTGATTCCACCCCTACTACCATGGATCAAAATTACTCTGAACTAATTTTTTTAGTTCCCTGGTTTGTTTTATTAATTATTGCAATATCAATGTTTATACAAGGTTGGATGGTTATACATGAATCTCATGGATATAGAGAAAATCCAAAGGTTAAGGGTCATCCAGAAATGAAAGGAGTTAAAAAAGGAGACGGATTAATGGTTGTGAATTTCAATCAAATGCCAGATGAAGATTACAACGAACTTTATGGTCGCATTCAAAGATTAAAAATGGAAGAATTATTTGAGGAACCTTCTAGTTATGAGGATGACGAAGATGACTAAAACTTTTATATCTTCTATATTACTTTTAACATCCATTGGGTTGTTTATCCGATGGGGACTTACTCACGCATATCCACAATGAACTATTCACTAACTTTAAGAGAATGTCCACATTGTCACGGCAATTTGATTGATGATGAAATTAGTGATCCAATTAAAAAATTTTGTGAATCTGGGGCATTTCATTCTAATTTACTATTTTCTGATGAAGGGTGGGTTTGCCCTCACTGCAATGGAGTTATCAAATGAGTTATTATAATTTTATAACATATGAAGTGTTATTGTTAATTATGGCACTTTCAGTTATTAATCATTTCAAAGCAAAGAAGTTTAATTTGGTTTTAAGTATTGCCTCAACTGTACTCACTATTTTTTTATGTACTATTGCATTTTGGTGGATGGTGGATACTGTAGTATATCTAAAATGGGAAGTCCTAAAGTCTCCACTACTTAATAATGGAGTAAAAGAACAGGTTGTTTTACCTATCTAATAAAAGTATTATTCATTTCTATACCTTTTGTTTTAGTAAAGTTTTATTTCGGAACACTAGAAGGATACTATGACACAAGACAATGTAATGGCAATGAAACCACATATCAAACAACGATATGGATTTGTAGCATCGGCATTTGTAAGAATGTGGGGACACACTTCTCTACATGATCATCGTATTGTAGAATTTTGTACTGAATGGGCATATAAAGATGTAAATGCTCCGTTAGGAAGTTTGTATGATGTAGACCAATATTTTTATTACGAATTTAAATCTTGGAGAGGATACTAATGTTACATTTAGTAGAAACACTTGCATCAAGTCCAATCTGGTTGGGACTTTGCGGAGCAGGCTTGACAGTCGTTCCAATCCTGGGTATAATGCTTATACACCGAAATAAATAAAGGCACTTCGGAATGTAGCTCAGTTTGGTAGAGCACTCGCTTTGGGAGCGAGATGTCGCAGGTTCGAATCCTGTCATTCCGATCATAAAACTCACTTTATGAATAAAATGAATCAAGAAATCGACGAACTTCAGTCTTTTACAATCGAAGAGTTTCAGGCAGATTTTGATAATCTGATAGACAAAGTTCAAAATGGTGAATCATTCTTGATAAAAAGTGAGCACGGAAATGCAATAATGGTTCCTTACAACGAAGTCATACGAATATGTGAGGAATCAAATGTGGATTTTGAAGAGATAGTTAAAATTCACACAGATCACGAAGAAGGTTCGTGATTTTTATGGGAATATAGCTTAATGGTTAGAGCGGCCTGCTTATAACGGGTTAGTCTGGGTTCAACTCCCAGTATTCCTACCTTGCTGGTTTACCCATCTGGTGATAGGAGCGTCCTCATAAGACGATATAGGCGTGTTCGATCCACGCAACCAGCACTTGACAGAATCCCTGTCAAACCTGTATAATACATAGGTCAACATTCAAAACAATGACTCTTACAGAAAAATTCAAGAAAGACGTTCAAACTCTTCGTGGTGCAGCAAACGGGGACTTTTATCTTGATGTAAAGAATCCGAAACTTTACAAAAAAGTCCGTCGTTATTATGAAAATGAAGGCGTAGTATTCTCTGGTGATCCTCTGGATGATTATGAGATTCTTATGGAATATGTTCTTGCCGATCTTGAAACTGTTGAGGTTGCTTAATGAAAGTTCTTCTTGAACGCAGTGGATACCGTTTTATTCAAGATGGTATTCTCGAAATCAATGGAAAACCAGATTATCGTATGCAAAAGAAAAATGAATGGACCAAACGTTGGAACGACATTTATCTTTTTGATAACCAAATGCAGTGTCTAACTGCTATGGAGGATCACCAATATGCACGTTGGTTGGATTCTGATAATCCTGGTGCCTATCGTCATTATACATAGTCTCGGTATGACTTAAAACTAGCCCTGGTCGGTGATGAAATCCCCCTTTATGGCAAAATCTGATGTACTAAGATACATTGGCAACATTCTCCTTTTATCGGGATATTTTATTCTGCTTTGGGGAGATCCAAAAGTTGGATTGCTTGTAAAATGCTTTGGAAATGCTTTTGTAGTTCCATTTGCAATCAAGTATAAGTTTTGGGACATTTTAGTATTATGTGGTTTTTATGCTGCAATTGAGATTCCAAAACTACTTCAACTATCCTTTCCTAGTTTGTTTGTAAACTAGGTGGTGGAGTCAAAATGACCCCTTCAGGTTTCTTGCTTCCTTAAAGAGCAAGTGGTGCGGATGGGACTCTCTCCCGCCTGGTTTCCAATTTCCAGTCAAAGAATTGGTGGCGAGCCTGAGTTATTTGGGGAGGTTGACAACAACCTCCTTTTTTTGTATGATATATAAAAAGAGTTTTAATTAATCTATGAGTGATTATAAAAAAACAGCACTTGTATTGGGTGCTGGTGGTTTCATCGGAAGTCACATGGTTCGCAGACTGCGATCAGAAGGTTATTGGGTTCGTGGAGTAGATCTAAAATTTCCTGAATTTTCTCAAAGTGAGGCAAATGAATTTATTCAGGGAGATCTTCGTGATGTAACATTTGTTGAAAGAGTTATTGAATTCAAAGGATATCTGGGAAACTTTTATCATTTTGTGGCATCAAAATATATTGATACTTTTGATGAGATCTATCAATTTGCTGCTGATATGGGTGGAGCAGGATTTGTATTCACGGGGGAGAATGATGCTGACATTATGCATAATTCCGTAACAGTTAATTTAAATGTTCTTGAGTCCCAACGTCAATTAAATGATTTTAAGGGAGTGAATAAAACCAAAATTTTCTATTCTGGATCTGCTTGTATGTATCCAGAACACAATCAACTTGATCCCGATAATCCAGATTGTCGTGAAGAAAGTGCTTATCCAGCTAATCCAGATAGTGAATATGGTTGGGAAAAACTTTTTTCAGAACGTCTTTATTTTGCCTACAATCGCAATTATAATATTCCTGTCCGTGTTGCCAGGTATCATAATATCTTTGGCCCCGAAGGAACCTGGGAAGGTGGACGTGAAAAAGCTCCTGCAGCAATTTGTCGTAAAGTTGCATATCTTCCTAAAGAAGGTGGAGTAGTTGAGGTATGGGGTGATGGAAAACAAACCCGATCATTCTTGTATATTGATGAGTGTATTGAAGCAACTCGTCGTATGATGGAATCTGATTTCATCGGTCCAGTTAATATTGGTTCAGAGGAAATGGTAACTATCAACCAACTTGTAAAAACTGCTGCAAAAGTTGCTGGTAAAGATGTAACCAAAGTGTATAAACTTAATGCACCCCTTGGAGTTCGTGGACGCAACTCTAATAACGATTTAATTCGTGAGAAATTGGGGTGGGATTATTCGCAAAGTCTTGAAGAAGGAATTCGTAAGACTTATGATTGGATATTGCAACAAATTTCAAGAAAAGTATGAATAATTTAATTATTACAAATTCTTCTGGACTTTTTAGTACTTTACTTGGATTTTTTTTCTGGGTTTATTTATTTGAAAATAATAATTTTGATATTGATTTAAATTTTCATACTAGAAATAAAAGTGGTCCTAACGAAAAAAAATATTATTTTGCAGAAATTGTTGAGTCTAACTTATTTCCAAAGAAACTATTGTTTGAAGAAAATATTTTTTTGAATATATTTAAAGAGAATAAATTTTTAGTTAAAGATCATAATCTAGACGATTTTTTATTTACACATTTATATCCATCTGATATTAAAGAATTTGATGAGTATGTTCCAGAATGTTTAAAAGTTTATAGGGGTAGGGGATTTTATAGTGATCAATATGAAAATAAAGAAATAATAGATCAAATTAGAAAATGTTATTATCAAGGATGGAAAGTTTTTGAACTTACTGACGAACTAAAAAAAATTTCAATTGAAGAAGAAAAACTTATATCTTCAAATACTTTATGTGTTATGCTTAGAACTTCCTTGCATTATGATGGGTATGGGCATAATTCTGAAAAAATTTTAGAATCTGCTGTTAGGCAAGTCTCTAGTGTAATAGACGATTATGATAAAGTATTAATCACAACTCAAGTTCAACCTTTTTATAATAGATTTAAACAAGTTTTTGGTAATAAGTGTGTTTCTCCAGAGAGACCAAAAAGATTATCAAGTGATATGGATTGGATTGGTGTCAGTGATTCTATGAGTGATGATGATTATATTGAAGAATTAAAATATTGTTTATTGGATGTAATTCTTTCTAGTAAATGTAATCATATTATTGGTTCAAGTAGTAATATGTTTTTAGGTGCTTTATCTATGAATCCAAATATTGATTATAGTTTAATAACAGATCTTTCTAATTTTAATGGATTATGAGTAACATTTATGTTTTTGATTTAGATCATACTTTATGTGATACTAAAAAGGATGATAGTGGGAGATGGTTATATTTTGAATCTGTTCCATATTCTGATAGAATAGAAAAGGTAAATGAATTAAAAAATGAAGGGCACACAATTATAATAGAAACTGCAAGAGGAAGTGATTCAAAAATAAATTATTATGAAAAAACTTATAATCAATTAGTTTCTTGGGGGTTAAAATTTGATTTTCTTAGAACTGGAGTTAAGTTTTCTGCAAATTATTATATTGACGATAAAGCATTAAATAGCGAGGATTTTTTTAATGGCAAGCATTCAATCACTGATTAAAAAGTCTCCATCTTGGATTCAAAAAATTTATTATAATACTGTTCCATTTTCTCAAAGATATGGAAAAGTTTTTACTGAAACTTATAATTTTCTCTTAGAAAGTGAAAAATGGAGTAGAGAAAAACTAGAACAATATCAATTAGAAGAATTTAAAAAGTTAATAAATCATTGCTATACAAATGTCCCCTATTATAAAAAAGTTTTTGATGATAGAGGATTAACTCCAAATGATTTTAACTCAATTTCTGATATAACTAAACTTCCATTTCTTACGAAGGATATTATTAGAGAAAATTCAAATGATTTAATTGCAAAAAATATGAAAGATCAGAAGTCCTATGAGTTCAGGACAAGTGGATCTACAGGAAAGAAATTGGTTTTTTATGCAACTGATGATGTTTATAAAAAAGAAGCTGCATTTGTTCTTCGTTCATATGAAAAACATGGAGCTCATTTATATGACAAACCAAGTGTTTGGTTGAGAAGATATGTCCCTGTTGATAGAAATTCCGATCTTTGGTATTATGATTATGAATTAAATCGTCTTTACATGTCTGCGTATCATCTAAATGATGATACTATAAAAGATTATATTTCTAAAATCAATTCTAAGAAATATCATACCCTTGTTGCATATCCTTCTAGTATTTACGTTCTTGCTTGTCTTTGCGAAAAGCACAAATTAAAATTGGATACAATTCAAAAAATTCATGTTTCTTCGGAAATGATGCTTCCCGAATGGAGAAAAAAAATTATAGAAGTTTTTGGAATAGTTCCAGTTGCTCATTATGGTGCGATTGAAAAAGTTTGTTTTATGCACCAATTAGAAGATAGTGAAAAATATTATGAAAATCTACAATATGGTGTAACTGAGTATATTGATCAGGGTGATGGAACTCATACAATTGTGGGGACTGGGTTTCTTAATTACTATATGCCATTTCTTAGATATAAGACTGAAGATAGTGTTGTATTAAATTCAAATCCTGGTGATTTTGATAAAGTTTCTAGTATTAATGGAAGAACAAGTGATATCTTGATTGCTGAAGATGGTTCACAACTTCCAGGAGTTAATTTTTATAGTTGGATTGATAAAAAAGTTCCTGGAGTTTCTATGTTTCAAATTGTTCAGAAGAGTAGAAAAGATGTGACTTTTAGTTTTGTTGGTAGCAATCAGTATTCTGAAAAAACTATTTCTGAAATTAAAGAAGGTCTTACCTCTAGACTGGGTAATCTTAATTTTACTATT